TGTGTGACAGCGTTACCTAGGATAGAGCTCGCCGCGTCGATCGTAACATAGGTCTGTTGCGTCCCCGACGTGTTACGCCGTCCGCCACCGATCATGCGGTCTGTGCCGGCAGTATCATTCTCGATGCCGAAGTAGATGCGATTGGCAGACGTGCCGAAGGTGACAGAAGAGAGGTAGACCTCAATCACGTAGGTCCCCATTACGTCGAATGTGGGGATCAGGGTTGTGACCGGGACTCGGAGATATGCCGCTGTGCGCGATGATGTCGTGTAGGTGCCGTTTGTTGCGGAGGCATTGAAACGCAGCCCGGTCGCGTTGACCAGGCCGAATGTGTCAGCAGCGGTCGTATTGGCGACCGTCCAGTTGACGCCACCGAAGGCGTAAGTACCAGCACCTCCGGCCGCCCAGTCTGACGTTGCCGCGGCGGTGGCGTCGATGTCGACAAGAGTGGTGCTGCCCGTGGAGAGGTTGCTCCAACCAGTATTTCCTGTACCGGTCACCTTGACATAAAGCACACCGTTCGTGGTGTCACGATAGGTCGATCCCGGCCCAGCGGTCACGACACCGTCCGGACTGCCCGCACCTTGTACATCGAGGGGGCCAGTAGTGCTACCGATACGCGTACCGTTCGCGTGTCGGACATACCCACCGGTGCGCTGTAGCTGTAGCGCTACTGCGGCTGCGTTGTCGAGCACGTTTAAGTTCTCCGACGTGTCGTGCTGCAACAGCCACTGATACGTATTTGCGGAGTACCAGCTGGCGGTGGTCTGGTTGTTCGCATCGGCTTTGTCGAAGCGCAGCCCGGCGTTGCCACTGACTGTCTGGCTTCCAAGTCGGATTAGCGAAGATGCGCCGAGCATGGTCAGATCGCCGGTGATCTGCGCTGCAGTAGCGACCTCGTTGTAGCCAAGCTGCGCGACTCCCGTCGCGTAAGTCAGGCCTGTGATCGGCTGCATACTGACAGTGATGTTTGGATTCTCAATGTTCGCCGCGACCGCAAACATGTTGCCCGGGACGATGGCCGAGTTAGCCGAAAACCTAACGTCGGTACCAGAGGCATTTACGAACGGCGTAGTGAGGAGAAAAGCACACGAGCTCCCACCTCCTCCCGCATCGGTGATCTGGATTTGATTATTCGAGATCACCCAGCGAGAGGAGTCAGCCGCACTGAAAGCCGACTCGCCGTTGGCCGCTAGCCGGATGGCGTAGACGGTGCTCGCGATATCACGGATGCGGATGGTGTTGTTCGCGACAGTGACGCCATGACCCCAATGCAGGCGGATGGCGTCGACTGCGACCGCATCGCTGTCGAACACGTTGCTGTCAATCGTGACAGCGTGGATGTCACCGTCCGGGGTGATATTCTCACCCACGTACAGGTGTGGGTGGATACCGGCAGGGGCAGAGAAAATATTCCCTACGACCGAGACGTTGCGGATATCGCCTTCACCACCGCTACCGGAGTCGATCATCAGACCGACGTTGTTTGCCCGAGTAACCAGGTTGGCGGTGAAAAAATGGTCACCACCACGACCAATCGCGATCGCGGGCAGAGTCGAACCGGTGCTATCCCCTAGGCGGTGCTGGTCGATCGTGTTACCGATGACTCGGCAGCCAAAGCCCCGAGCGATGTAGATCGAGTGGCGGTGCGCCTGTGTGATCGTGTTGTTGATTAGGACCGTGCCGTGGTATCCGGCACTTCCATCCGCAACGTGAAGACCATAGCCCTGCCCAGACGAGGTCCCGACGATGTTACTCAATCGGTTGTTAGACGCCACGCATCCGCGAATACTGCCGCCTAGATCTGAGTTGAAGCTGATGCCGACCGGGACATCCTCGATGATACAGCTGTCGACGATGATCCTCGTGAGGGTCTGGCCGCTGCCGCTATAGACTCCTCGGTGCAAATCTGCCGTGTCTCCGCTGCCTACGATGCGGAGGCCTTGGATCAGCACGTCAGTGCACGTCCCGATCAACTCGAACCCGGCCTCTGTACCCGTTGCGTTCCACTGAATTGTGGCCTGGTTGCCGCGGATGACTAGCTGGGATTTACCGGAGATTTCTAGGTTGTCGCAGAGATACGTGCCGGGGAAGAATACGCAGTCTCCTTCGCCTGCCGCCGTAATGGCTGCCTGGATAGCCGCTGTGTCGTCCTCTACCCCGTCACCGATCGCCCCATAGGCACGTTCGCGAACATTGATGATCGTGCCTCCAACCTTGCCCTGCATCGCGCGGTGCATGTCATCCCATGCGTTGGCGACCTCCGCGGTGATGTATCGGGTTGCAAGCGTTGAGGGTAGAGCGCCAACAAGGTTCCCGGCGCTATCGTAGTTCTGTTTCGCCGCAACGAGAAGGCTCGCGTAAGCGGCATCGAATGCAGCGGGCGTCTGGTTGAGATCAATGTTAGCGTTTGTGCTCATGACTAGTTTTCCACGAAAGAGAATCGGGCTGCAGTGAGCACAGCACGCTGGTTGATAGCAATGGTGCGTTTCGTTGTTGCGTAGCTGATCCCGTCTAGACTTGTCTGACAGACCACAGCATCCACACCTTCAATACCCGCTAACGCCCCCGTCAATTTATGGACCACGACGTCTGTACCGATGCCCCAATTCTCGGCCGTGTAAGCGAGTAAAAGAGTCTCAACCAGGTCTTCCAAGTCGTCGGGGGCAGTATCTTCGGCCGTCGATGTCGTCAGGGTGGCCCGGACGTACATAGGGACTTCTTCAACTCTGTCAAACGATACGATGTTGTTTTCGACGGTGACAGACTCGGACCCATAGAACTCGTGCCCGGCGGGGCCGGACGCCCAGATCGCCGCTGCGACCTCCGCGTCAGTACCACCCTCCACCACGACATTAATCGCGTGATACGGGATACCGTTGGCGTCAACAGGGTCGGTCGTGATGTTGTGCCAGGCGCGGACATAACTGACCTCGTCGATGCTGGATACGGCGGCTTCGATCGCCGCGAGTGGGCCCTGCCCTCGCCGGTAACGCTCAAGCTCCGCCCTTACACGATACTCCGCATTCGACTCGACTAGACGGCCGAGGTCGGTCTGTGACGTGTCGTTAAACGACGTAAACCCCGCGACGTTATCGACGATCGTCCATGCACCTAGCAGGCTGACGTCGACCTCTCCTACCTCTTCCGCGACTAGCTCGACCCCTGTAACAGTGCCACCCCCGCCGATCACATACGGCCCGTTCGAGACGGCGAAAACATAGCCACCTACGCTCAGGCGCACACCGTTAGCGATTGCCGTGGTGGCCGTACCGGTAGCGGTACCCAGGACAGTAGCGTAGCGGGCTGCTTCTCGCGTGATACCGAGCAAACTGTGCGACCGATCGAGCATCACCCCCTCAGCCAAGCGTGGGTCAAGGGAGTGATACAGGTCAAGCAAGGATTCTTGCCATTGTGCTTCACGCGTGGCGAGCAGCCTCTGCAGCTGGCCTGCCGACGATGAGATGTTAGTGGCAATCGACGAGCCGAACGCCGTGCGGAACTCGGTCTGGATTTCCGCTAGGATGGTCTCGAAGTCGTCAATCTCCAGACCGGCATCGGTGAAAGTAATCATTGTGCCCCCGAGATCTGAGCTGAGATCGGCACAATAAACCCTTTGCCGACGACACTGCACGTGATGGATAGACTGCGGGTCGTCGTGTCGAGCGTGATGACCGGCTGCCCTTCGATACCCTCTACACCATCGACTTCGATGATTTTTTGATATATAAGAGCGGAAATTCCGTCGATAGGTTGGTTACCAAATACGCTCTCCAGCCACGGGAATCCGGCCGATCGATCCCAGGCACTTTCGCTGTGCCACGTTCCTAGCGCATAGTAGATACGTTGCTGGAGTTCAGTGGCCCAAGTATCCTCTGTCCGTCCCACGATCACGAAATCGTTGTCGGTAATGACCAGATCGTGGTCACCGTTGCCAACGGGGGAGATTTGGAAATCGGTCATACCGTGAACACCCGCGTCGATAGATTGTTGGTGATCGCGTCGCACAGGGCTAGGATGGCGACCTGGCACGCGTTCGCTGTGACAATGACCGACGCTGGATTTGTCGCTGGGGTAATTCCCGCTAAAACTGCACGCAAGGCTGTAATCGACACAGCCGCGGTAGTACCTCTCAGCAGAGCATTTGTTGCCCCCTGACCAAGGTTAATTAAAGGAGCCTCAACCACCCGCGCTGTGAGGCTAGGGGGTGGGGTGATCACCGCCGCATCCGGACGGGCAGGACCAGGAAAAAACACTGCATCGCCAAGCGAGTGCGTGTGGTTTGACACAGGGTCTGCGGGCACCCCAAGGCGGCGCCACTCACCAAGGGACCGGTCGCAACAAATCAACATACCGGTATCGTTGGGCACGATCGGCCAGGTATCATATGCAGCCCCGGCCATAGCCCGCGGGAATGCCACCGGCACGTTGGTGATCTGCAGAGGCGGGTCTGGGATAGGGATTGGCACCCCACGATCCTCTACGGTCAGCGCTCCAACAAGCACAGTCACGGTCTGGGTGGCGGCTTGGTAGGAGACCACAAGGGCGGGGCAGGCGGTGCGTAATGATAGTGCGAGGTTGCGCTCACGCGCTCGCAGAGCGCCTAACAGATCGTCGCTTTGAGCGTCGATTGTATCTCGGCGGTCAGTGTCACTCACAACGCCTTACCCCTGATCGTAGATGTCCATAAGCCACCACGCGTTGACCCAGAGTGTACCACGTGATCTACCCGGAAGGCACTGTTGAGGTACACGACCTGCCCGCCCGGCACGAGATTTGGGTCGAATAGCAGGGACACCTCTAGCTCACCGCTGCCCCCAAAACTAATCTCTCCCGTGATGATCTCGGGTAGCAACACCAGGGCTGGCCGGTTTTTGTCGGCCTGGTATAGAGACGATAAGTGCAGCTGTTGGTCGCGTATGCGCCACCGGCAGTACAGGCGGCGGGCCATCTCGTCCAGTAGGTCGGTTATCTTTCCTATCGTCACCGCTTGGTAATACGAACGTGACTGGTCACCAGCTGCTAAAATCTCTGCCGCCGAAGGAGCTAATACGATTGGCGCAGATTTGCCACTGCTGTTGATTAGGGCTAGGGCAGTGTTGGCGAGATCGGTAGGATTGCGGGCGAGTGTCGATCGGGCCTGCGGTGGAATCACCACATCAGCAACCGCGTTGCCTCCGTCATCGGCAAGCACGTCGGTGTAAATGTCTGAGCCAGATACGCGCGCCGACGTGAATTTTCGAAGGTCGCCGCCGAAAAATCCTGTTAGGACTCCACTGTACCCACCTTGCAGTCGTAGCTGCTGCAGCGACAACGGGCCAGCGGCCGCGAACAAGGCCAACATGGCACCTGTGCGGGCAGTGTCTAGGTTCGCGATTGAGACCCGCGCCGTGTCAGGGGACTGGGTGATTGACCGCTCCACCGAAAAAGACATTTGCAGCCCCTGCCCCTTTGCGAAGATGACCGTCGTCGGGCCTACTGTGACAGTAAGCGCGGGGTCATAATACCGGGGCACGGGCGAGAATGTCATCGGTACAACACCCGCACCGTGCTGTCGAGCGTGACAAACGTCGGGGGTTCCCTACCGACGCTATGACAAAATAGCTGCCCCTGTGGAATGGCTAGATGCTTGTACGGTAGTAGGAGGTCAACACCAGGCTCGACGGCGAGTGACCCCAACAGCAGCACTGAACTAGTATCGAAAATCGACACGTACCAACGATCGGTTCGATAGCAATAGCGAGACCTCAGGATGATTCGAACCCCACCAAGAGTCAGTTCTTGGATCGTAGCCCGTTGGTCCTCTAACAGCCGCAGTGCAACATACTCCACGCTCATCCCAAACCCCCGGGATCGGTGATCGTAGTCGATGCAGATGGGCCCTGATTCGTTGGGGCCTGGACCACATTCAGCACGTCGGCGTCGAATGCACTCGACACAAGCACCGGGGAGACAATCGAGATCTGCTCGAACTCCATGGATAACTGTACGCCGTTACCTGTCGACTCGTCGTAGTTAGCCGTCACCGATGCACAGGCCATGTTGGCAAACTTACCCTCTGGGGTGACGATGAACACAACCTCACGCTCTAACAGGACATAGAGCTGTTCTAGCATCACACGATCGAGACGTCCAAGGCCGGTGAATTGCAGAGGGGATTGTAGCGGAGTAGCGCAAAGCATCCCGGTGATCGACAAGCGCAAAGGCTCTCGGATACGGTTTTGTGCCACCATCCGCTCGACCGGATTGCGCGTGATGGACCACGATCGGCTGTGGGTCTCAGACTCTGCGAGATCCAACCGCACACGTGATGGGTCCGGGATAGGTACGTTAGCCAGCAAGAATTGGACAAATGCCTGCCCCGGAGGCTGGATGAAAATAGACACCGAGTTAGGCGATAACCATGAGCTGATATCAATGAGGCTCATCGCTGGAACACCGTCTTGGAGAAACGTGAGACCTTATCGACCTCGTCTCGGAATAGTGACCTGATCGCCTCTTGGAGCACTGTCCCTACCGCGCTAGGTTCGCCCGCACCGTTAATCGATATCGGGGCGTCGACGGTGTACGTATTGTTAATCGTCGAAATTAAGACCTGTGGCTGCTGTCCACGCTCGAGCTCGGACAACGGGACAGGTGGAAGTGTCGCTTCGCCAAACATCTCGCTCAGCAGCGGATCTTGGTACTTTGCCCCAACATCGAAACCGACAAGAGAGCTCAGCTTCGAAGCGGCCGCTTTTTTTGCGACACTGTCGCGAGCATGGCCTACCTTGGACTCTGCAGCGGCCTTATAGGCCTCTTCAAGCTGATCAGGTGTAGCCTGGACGCGGCTGGCCATGATCTCAATTTCTTGGAACAGGTAGCTTCCACGAAGACCCGCAAGTGCCTTTTCTTTCTCCCGGTCGGCAGCTGACTTACCACCGCCACGCTTCTTGCGCTTCTTACGATCCTCCTCTACCGCATTGGTAGCGACCAATTGGCCCCCCAGCATTAGGCCCTGCAATGCTACGGTATCTTTAACCTGACTCTCTGCGGCTGCCTTAGCTTCCTTCTGCGCCTCACGTTGCGCAACACGATCGGCAGAGGCTTTTTGCGTCAGGGCGTTGCGCTCAGCAATTAAAGCTAGCCTCTGCTCCCCAGTTGCCCCGCCAGCGAGAGCTCGATTAATGTCCGTCATGCGGACTTGCTCGGAAGGGTCTAGCCTATTTAATTCACCGATCATAGGGCCGGCTCCACGTGTACCGGTGGTCCCTTCCACCCCGGCTATGGCGTCGGAGAGCTTGAGCCATTCATCCAGGGCCTTCCCGATCGCCACCCCGAACGCTAAAGCACCAGCGATCGCCCCACCCCACGAACCAGCCAGCGCTTTAATCGACGTAGCGAGAGTCCCAATCTCGGCTATCATACCTGGAACTTTTAGAGCCGCCCACGCAACAGCGACACCTCCAAGAACGACCTTCCACTCATCCCAATTCTTTGCGACAGACTCTAGTACCGGTACTAGCTGATGAGCGAGAGACTCCGCAGCTGCCGCAAACTGTAGCTTGATTTTGAGGATCTTGTCGTCCAGCTCAGCCATCTTGTCGATGGCCGCCTGCCCTTTAACGAGCCCTAAAGACTCGGCCTCATCCCCGAGTTTCTTGATCGCCGCAGAGCCTTCGGATAAGGCTGGAACGAGTGCTAGCCCACCGCGACCGAAAAGCGTCAGCGCTAGGTCAGTTCGTAGCGACGAGTCTTCAACTTTCGAAAACGCGTCGGCGAGCATCGCGAAGCGTTCTTCGGTCGAGAGAGATTTATCATTGAGACGGCCGGCGTTTAAGCCCAGTTTGCGAAACGCCTCGGCCGCCGGGCTAGCACTATCACGTGCGTCGACGAGAGCCTTTGACAGGAACTTGAAGCTGTTCTTGGTGTCCTCGACAGTACCGCCGCCCATCTGGACGGCGAAACTGAGACGCTGGAATTCTCGCGCAGATACACCCGTCTGCTTCGACACATCGTCGATGGCCGCGCCGGCTTCGGCCGCTTTCGAAATAAGCACGCCGATACCGGCGATCGCCGAGCCCACACCGATCGCCAGCGTATTCAGGCCTTGACCTAGTTTACTCCACGCCTGGCGCGTCTTCTCGGCATTCTGCTCGGCTGACTTGGCAGCATCGTCGCTGACCTGCTTGAGCTTGGCCAGCTCTTTGGTATCTACTTGGAAACCAAACGCGACAAGAATAGAGTCAACTACCGGCATTTTGTCTCCGCCGATGGTCTATGTTTTTCATCGCCGCTGCCCTCCACGATCGAGCGACATCGTCGATCTCGATCAAGTTAAGGGCGTCGTCCAGAGATAGGGTCTTCAGCGCTATGTACATTGCCACGTCAACCCCTCCCTCCGGTCTTGCGACCAACCTAGCTAGTATCGGATGCACATTCTTTGGGCCGATCCCCTCGTGAGGCCCTCGCGTGGAACTGTCCGGCTCCCAGGGATCTAACGGGAGCCTAGTGAAAAACCCATGTAGTTGTGCATCACCACGAACGAAAGGACGTGGAATAGATGCGGCAACTCTCCAGAAAAGTGCGCGTCGAACACTGCCAACGACCCTAGCGAGCCTTCGCCCGCTGGTCGCAATTTGTTGCACTTCACGTTTGCGCAGAGATCGTGCAACAGTTTTTCATCGTCCCTGATACCCATTGCCACGTTCTCGATGATCTTGAAGATGCGATCCCCAAGACCCTCGGAAAACTTCAGGCCCGAGCTGGCGACCATCGCAAGGCCACCCTCTCCAAGCACCGAGGCAAGACGGCCCAACAACGAGGCCTGCTTCATAGCCCCGAACTTGGTCGATGTATACGTGATGCCGTCAATCTCTTGTGATACGGTCATCTCGGCGAAGTCTGTCATTGTGCGCTAGAACCCCCTAGAAATTCGACCGCTTCCGCGAATCCAAACATATATACCCTATCAGCAGCAGTGTCGCCATACGTGGGGCTAGGGGTGTTTTGGATATAAGCGCCTAGGTAGGTGCAAACTGTGGTACCGTTAAGGTCTTTAATCAGAATCTGCCCGACAATATTCTGGGCCTGCTCGTCGGTATTTGCGAGCCCGCTTAGAACCGCGCAAATCTCCGCCTCCGCAACGTACGAGAAGGTGATCGACCCTCCCTTTTTCGAGGACTTGATCCTCGCGTAGTTGCTCTGACGATCGTTGCGTTGTGTCCACTTAGCGGAGTCACGAGCCACCGTGATAGCGCCGGCCCCGTCGATGAGACCTTGCGTCAGGTCGACGGAACCTGCGCCCAGGATCGACCATGTGGCGGTGACTTTGTCGGGGTCATAATTGCGAAGTTCACCTGACATTTTTCGTTACTCCTTAGAAGCGAAGCTCGATCGAGAACCCGACGGTCGACCCGTCACCAACGCTATTGATGCCGCCCGCAAAGACCGCCTCGGCCTCAAGGGTCAGGCGGCGTGCAGCCTTCTCGACACTCGAGACACTGGATGCGATCGGGACCACCACACGCGGGGTGATCTCCCCACTGACCTCAGAGACCGCTCCCGCCGCAAAGTGACCGGCTTTGGCAAGGTCGTTGAATACGCGGCTAGCAGCCGCCTCAATCATCGCGATACCAGAGTCGGTGTAAGGGACGATTGGCGACGAGCTTGAGGCGGCGGCAAGGAAGACACCAAGTAGGGCCTCTTCCATACGCGCCTGGAGCAGGTCGATCGTCGTCGAAATATCAATGAACCGCCCCGATGCCATCACGCCCGGGAAAGTGAATCCAGTCTCTTCGACGCCGCTGGTGTACCGGACAGGTGCGAGGAAGTTGCAATTAACTTCGATGAGCTCGTTCTTTTCCGCGTCAGTGAGGCGAGTCGCCGAGATACCGGTTGGTCGCTGATACGACCATCCGCCCTTACCACGTGGCGCATCGAGATTAAATCCGAGGCATCGACCTGTCCACGCACCATCAAGATATTCGGTGTCGTCGTCGTGGTAGATCAGAGCCGAGCGCGTAAACACCCCGGCCTCCATCAACTCGCCAGGATTCTGAACCTGGCCGCCCGAGTCAGCAGCCACGAGAGTACCCGGAGCAGGCGCCGACAAGACCCACGAGTAGTGGTTGCCCAGGCCGGTGAAGGTCACTGGGATCGTATTGGTCGAGTTGTTGATCGCACTCGTGATGGCCGCGATGGCAGGGACCGCCTCCAGCGCTGTTGCCAAGGCGTCGGCAATATCTGTGTTGGTGGCTGGGCTGCCGGCCGCTCGTGTGACAGTCACCGCAGCTGCTACCGCTGCCCCGGTCCAGTCGTTGATCAGCTGCGCAGAGTAGACGCCGTCAGTGGCAGTGCCTCCCACGGTCAGTGTCGACGTCTGAGCCGTCGATGCCGTCCCTGCCAACATGTCCGCGTCGTCTGACTGGCAAACCGCGATCTTCGACTGCGACTCTGTCCACGTCGCAAGGGCCATGATATCGACAGTACTGCGAGAGCTGAGATTCGTGCAGTACCAGCTCGCCGCGTCCTCGGCCAAGATCGCATCCATGGCGGTGGGGATAGCTTCGGTCGCGCTCGAGCGACGACCGAACATCACCTGCGACGCGCGCGGGCGCTGAGCGAAGACCGATGCCGCCCAGTTGTAGCTGCGAGCGATGAATAAGGCCCAAGCTGCCGACCCGAGCCGACCGCAAAATCGTGGACAAACATCGGGATGCCGAACGTCGCGCGAGCGCTGTTCGCCGTCACAACCGAGATCGATAAATTGACATGAAGATTGATCGACATACTAAGCCTCCACGAGTACAGTCACAGATACATTATCCACATCCGCAGTGAGCTCTACGGTATCGATAATGTCAATAGTTCTTGCCTTATACGATCGTACACCGAGAGTCATACGCATTGACGCCCGAGACTCCCAATCCGCCCCAGCAATCGACGTCAGGTCGATCAACTCCGACACGTTGATCAGCGATACCCCTGTGGTATTCCGGCGCTCGATCGCTCCCTCTAGATGCACCCCGCCCGCAACATCGGCCAGGATCGACAGCGCGCTAAGCCCACGACCGGCCGCGTAGGCCTGCAGCTCGACGACCACCTCTGCCGTCGCGGTGGCAATCTCGCACGGCACAACCTCAGTGGCTGTCACAGTCACGCCTGGACCAATTCCCTGCGGACGCCAAAGCAGCCCAGGCACATCGTCCGCATCGAATACAATCGTGTCAGTACCTGAGTCCGACACTGTCACTCCAGGCAAAATCTCCGGCGTGAAGAGCTCTAGCAAAGCATCACGCACGGTCTCAGCCGTACCCATCGCCGGTACGTCCACCGTCCACCGTGCACCCGTGATCGACACACCAACACGGTCACCCTCCGCAGGGTCCGCGATCACCCACGTCAGAATCGTAGGCTCGTTAGATGACATCACGCTGGCCGGACGAACAAGTGGGCCGCGAACGACCCTAGCAGTCACGACTGACACACCATCGGACCGGCGCGGGAAATGAGACGGGGCCCACAACACCAACGGCTCCGCATCGGCGAGGTATGACACCATGCCGACCACTGCTCGTTGTATGCGGTCGAACCGAATCATTTCTTCTTTTTCTTAGCTGCCCGTGGTGGGTTCCTCGGCGTTGAAACAACCTCGATATTGACCGCTTCAGGGTCCCGACGCCCGGGGATATACGCTTCTGCTAACGCTCGACGCTCTGCCGCGCGGCGTAGCATTTTGTGCCCTACCGATAAGGGGTCAGCGATACGCTTGGAGATCTCCACGGGGCTCAGACCCTCGGCGATCATCTCCATAATATGCTGGGCAAGCTTTACAATTTCAGTTGGCAGCGTCATTGGAACCCTTTCACGCGTTGGAAAATCTGCCGCGCTTCAGGAGGCAAATCTGCCACAATCGCATTAACCTGGCCGAGAACTTGTGCGAAGTCGGGGTGCTCTCCGGCCGCTCGTGCTACCCAGTATCCGCGCAATAGACCGACTGCAGTCTCGACCGCAACACCCACCG